GACATTGATTACCTCCTTTTGTTCATCAGGGTGTATGTCAATGACCGCTGAGTCATGGACACTATTAACTATGCAAGAGCGCATACTCTTAAGCCTCTTGTCAATCTCAAGCAACACAACAGGTACAACATCACCAGTAGCAAACCCTTGGACAGGGTAGTTCTTGATCCTAGTAAAGTTGGTAGGTGTATTGTTTTCCCTTCTAGTCGTGCCGGGAAATGCATACTGTCTACCTGATACATTGGTTATCTTCTGAAACCGTATAGCCTCATCACCTAGCTTCTTGTGCCACTTAGCTATACCTTTGTACTTGTCAATGAAGTGCGTGTAGTATGCAGCTTCCGCTTTGGTTCTGCCGTACCCTGTCGCTCCAAAGAGAGGGGCGAAGGTGTGTTCCTTGGCAGCTTGCCTAGCAGTAGGTTGCCCTGCATCAGAGATAATCTGTGCAGTGTAAGAGTGTACGTCAAACCCTGTGTTAATCTCTTCCATAGCTGTCTCATCCTGTGACAAGAATGCAGCAGCCCTAAACTCTAGCTGTGCAAAGTCTGCTTCCATAATCTTACCACCAGACCAACGTGAAACAAAGACACGCTTAACAGGGAACGTACCACCTCTAGGCATGTTCTGCATGTTAGGCTCACGCCCACTAAACCTACCAGTAGACGTAATGTGCTGCGTTAGTGATACGTGCAGTACATCGTCCTGCTTGGTGAATGTATCTATACCCTCAACAAAGCTAGACAGGTAGCTAGACACAGCGTTAAGTCGTTTTAAGTCTTCAAGAAACGTAACAGCCTCAGACATATTGTTATCCATAGCTGTAGCCCTGAGTACGTCTAGTACATCCTTGCTTGTAGAAAAACCACTAGCACTAACCCAAGATGCGCTAGGTGGGAAGAAACCAAAGCCAGCCATTCTTTCTTGCTTCTTGAGTTGATACCCTCTGCCATCACAATCTTTGCATTTGTTAGGTCTTGCATACCTACTACCATCTTTCTTTAACTTATATGTTTCTCCGCTACCCCCACAAGTAGGACAAGTAAACGCCTCAGTGCGATACAGAAGATCACTGTTGGCGGTAACAATCTTTTTTAACTCTGCAAGGTTCTTACAGTTATCAAACAAGTTAGGCCAATCATCCTTGGAGTGAGGCTTACGGCTAAAGATAACTTGAGACATTTGCTCTGGACTATTTAAGTTAACTGGTGTGTCACCCATAACCTCACGAACTTGCATCTGTAGGCGGGATTGTATAGTGCCACGCTCATCTTCAAACTCTTTACGCACTGCATTTAAAGCTTTGCGGTCTACCTTCATACCGTCAGCTTTCATACGTGTAAGAAGCTTACATACCTCAAACGTAATGTCTCTCACTTTGATAAGACTTTGTGACTCAGGGAGCATGAAGTCTGCAACCTGAGAGTGAAACAGAGAAGCTGTGGTATTACAATCCGCCTCAAGATAAAAAGTCAATTCTGATAATGGTATCTCATCAGTGTTGTACCCATCTTTAAAGTAACGCTTGAGGGTGTCATCTTTTTGGAAGTCTAAGTTCCTACGGATGGCAGTATTCTCAAGAGACAAAGAAATCTTTTTAGCTACACCTTTCGGTGAGATTTCTAGGTTGTTTCCTCTGAGTAAAATACTCTCAGCTAACATGGTATCCCATATAGGCCCATCGTACTTAAAGCCACACTCCCAAAGCCAAGCCAAGTCATGCTGTGCGTTGTGCATAATCAGCAGGGTAGTGTGGTCTAGTATCTTTTGGATACGCTTGGACTCAACACCTGTTTGATCAACGTACTCTTTGTGCTGTAAATCAAACGTCAAAGCCTCAGTGCCATCGTCAACGTCACGAACCCCTACGTTAACTAGGAAGTTACCCTCTTCCCAAGGGTCAAGCATTAGCTTGCCATTACGTTTCTTTGTTGTATTTTCTACATCTAATACAAATCTCAATTTTGTATTCCTTTCATTAGGCTAGGTACTGTGACCTACCCCCGTCTAATTCACAATGGACAACCCCATGCCATCCACCCTTTAGCTTGTTCTTAGCTACGTTAATGTGACGTTGATTGTCTTCATCATCACCCTCAGTAACTTGGTTCTTAGCAATCAACAACATCAGGTCTGCCTCTGCTGCCTTGCCTGTCTTACTCCCCTCTAACATGGATTGATCTAAGTAAACTTTATCTTGTGCATCAGCAGACAACTGACTCATCCATATAATAGCACAGTTATACTTCTTAGCTATGTTACGTGCATGAATAGCAGCAGCCTTGAGATACACGTCTGACTTGTCGCTACTCTTTACAGCAAACTTATCACCCATGTCAAGTACAACTATGTCGGGCTTGCTGTGCTTAATGATGTTCTCTACCCAACCTAAGTCTTTACCTGTACTGTCAAACATGCTGATCTTTTCACGTACCTTCTTATATCTAGCTGCAGCTAACGCATAGTTAGACTTGATCTCATCTGTATCCATACTGGCAGCAGCGCACAGGTAGCGTTCAGCTACACGTACATACTCTTCCTCGTTACATAGTACCATACACTTAGCACCCTGCTCTGCAAAACCTTTAGGTGAAGCAATAGTAGACGCATGGAAGCTTGTCTTACCTGTGTTGGGCCTAGCACCCACAATGATGAAGTGACCACTGCTAATTCCTTCTATGCGCCCGGCGAGGGTAGGTATATTCCATTTCCATTGTGACTGCTGTAGCCCTGCCTCAAGGATTGTATCAATATCAATGTCAGCCCACTCAACATTCATGTTAGGCATGAAGTTATCCTCATGTGCCTCAAGCACCTGACGTAATGGCTCAAGAGAGGTAAGCTTACCGTTAACGTAGTCAAACCCCAAGTTAGCTACCTGCTCTCCTACGTGCTGCCTAAACATCCTTGACAGTACATCAGAGGCTACATCCCTAGACATAGGAGCCTCTTTGCGTAGCTTGGAGAACAGACCCTCATACAAAACCTTGTTAGCTGTAGTCATGGTGCTGTACTCAGAGAAGAACAAAGCTTCTAACTCAGAGGTAGATATATTGCAGTCATACTTTTCCATAGCGTTGTCCAACACACGCTTGATCTTGCGTACATCTTTAGTGAACAACTTGTCAGGGCATTTGATACCCTTGTGATCCTCATAGAACTCCTTATCGTGTAGGGTTCTAATTAGAGATAGCTCCATCATCTTCTTAATGCCTCCACTGATACTGGAAATAAGTTAATCATTTCACTCAGTATATATTCTGCAACTAACCTAGTCTCGTACTGTGTGTCCAGCTTACATCTTAGATTGCACATATCCATGAAGGCGTCAAGACTACCTGACCAATACCATTCAGTCATGGTGCTTTGTGGCAACACCATACGTGCTTGCTCTGGACAGATACCACTAGATAATAAGTCTTGGTAAGCAGCTAGGCAATACCCTTGAACCTTTAAAGCACCGACAGGTACAGACTCTACAGCACCAGCACTGCCTTGCTTCTTATCGTCAGCCCTACCACGCCATTCATCAGGTTCATAGAACTCAGGCTCATCATCTACATACCTACGACTAATCTCATTCCAACGTAGGAACTTATGCTTGACTAGCTGTCGGGCTACAAAGATAGGTGCCTTGACATGAAACGAAACAAAGGCATGACCAAAAGGTGACATGTGCCTGTGCTTGGCTAGGTACTTGATTAGCTTCTTGTCAGGGTCATTGAGGATAGGGGTCATAGGCTCACCCTCTACACCTGATGTACCAAGTGCCTCACTCTTCTTACCGAATGATACACGTGCTGCATTGACTACAGACAGGTCACTGCCCATGTGGTCTATGTATGTTACTTCAATCATCCTACTCTCCCAACATACTTAGCTATGTGATTTACAAATGGCAATAGACTTATCGCCATCAAAAGATTAACGCCAGTGTGTATCATGGCTATGCGTAGTGTGTCACCCCTTGGCATACCGTCAGACACTAGCAGACCAGCTAACCAGATCGTACCTGTTGTACCTATGTTAGCCCCAAGTACAGCAGCCACAGCAGCAGGTAAGGGTAGTACACCTGATGCAACCAAAGCAATGATTGCTGTAGTACTAAGGCTACTACTCTGCCATGCCAGTGTCATAACGATTGACCCAAAGAACATATAGATTGGGTTGCCTAAGAACCAAGTCAAGTGATCTATGTTACCCATACTTTTCATTCCACCACTAAACATCTTGAGGCCAATGTAGAATACCACAAGTCCAATGGCTGTATATACATAGTTGTTCACGGTGCTGTGCCTTTCCAAATCTTTAGCTGTGCTTCAAGTTGCTCAATGCGTTTCTTTAACTCGCCAATCTCTCTAAGTAATTCCTCTCTAGCTTTCATCTTCTTTGTCTCCTTTGTGCTTCTTCTTGCGAATGGCAGGACGTTTCTTGTCAGGTATAACCTTGGGTCTGTACTTGGGGTTCATCAAATCCTTAGCCATAGGATTAGGTCTTCTCTTTTTATCCATGTCATAGGAACTCCTTCAACTGCTCAATGTCGGACTCTACACGATACTTTATGTCATCGTCAAGCCTTAATGCAATAGTGGTTGCACCTGTCCACGCCTCTATCTCTTGTCTGAAACGCAAGGTCTTGTGTGCAGCATCAGGGTCTAACGCTACGATAACCTGAGAATAGTTACCCAACTGTTCCATATGTGCAACACTTAAAGACGTACCAAGAATAGCCATACCAGTAAAACCTAGCTTAGCTACAGTGATAGCACTGATAACATCCTCAACTACAACCACAGTGTCACCTGTACCTGCAAGGAAGTAGTTAGCCTTGCCAGTGTAGCGCAACCACTTAGGCTCTGCACCAGCTAAAGCCCTACCTACAGCATCAAGCATCACCCCATTGATAAAGATAGGAAACACTGCGCGTCTATCCTTGAGGTCATACATCAAGCCTTGGTCATGTAAGTCCCACTTATCCCTGAACGCATCAAGACCACTACCACTAGGCACAACATACTCAGGTAGCACCATAGCCTCAACCTTGGGCTTAGGCTTGTCTTGCTCTATCTCTTGCATCCTAGCCTGTATGTCAGCAGCAGTCATACCTACAGTGTGAACTCCACTGATCTTACACCCTAGCTTGTAGCAGTTATACAAGACAGCACCACCTGACTTATTGGCAGTGAAGGTATTCTTACCACCACAATCAGGGCAATCACCTCTTACAGTGTCGCCCTCCCCTAAGTCTAAGTCTTCTATGTACTTATCCATTATATCAAATCATCCTCTCTGTTGGACAGTGCCTTGGTAGCACCCGCCAATGTATTAACCAAGTAAGGCATCACACTCTGAGGGCTACTATGCCCACTCACCTGCATGATACCCACAACATCAACGCCACGCTCCACCATCTGTGTGATAGCAGTACGGCGTAAGTCCATAGCTGTCAACTCCTTTGGTAAGCCCGCAGCCTCTTTGACACTGTTAACTAATCCACAAATCTCAACATCATCGTAGGGCGTGTATGCCCCTGCTCTAGCCCTAACTCTAGGGGCTACGTAGGGTAGGAACCCAAAGTCATCCTTCTGCTGTCTAAGCATAGGCAGCAAGCCACCCTGTACAGGCAGGTGAACGTCTGCACCACGTTTGCTTTGCTCTAGGTTTAGTACGCCTTTGTCTAAGTCTAATGCTCCCCACTCAAGTAAACGCATGTCACCGATACGCTGCGCCCAATGGAAAGCCATATGCACAATCAAGCCAATGCTGCGCCACTCCCAATTGTTGTACGCTGTGTCAAGAAACTGTTTGACTTGGGGTGTAGTCCACTTGATCTTGCGGGGCTTGGCCTTGGCCCTTTGGATGAGCGACACAGGGTTTGATAGTAGTACCTCATGTCTTCTAGCTGTGTTAAGCACAATGCTTAGACAGGTAGCTATGTAGTTAGCTGCCCTTACACCGTGCTTAACTTGCCAGTAGTCGTAAGCTACAGTCACATTAGAAAACTGTAGGTCTTTTAGTTTAATGTTACCTAAGAACTTACCACCTTGCACAGGGGTAACACAGGCAAACTCAAGGTTACGTTCATAGTCATACTGTGACTTGCCACCCAAAGCTGAGAACTTAGGTGTACGCATATAGAAGTCACAAGCTTTGCGTATAGTGTGTGTACTTTTAAGTTCTTCTTGTTTAGGTGGCATGTTACATCATCCCTATGGCTGCACTAACAAAAACGATAGTGATTAGTATGTAGAGTAGAAAGTTACCTACACTCTTAAAAAAGGGGTGCATATAGCTCCCCCTTAGTTATGCATTGGTTAACTAGGTCTAGCTCTGTGCTGAGTAGGTCAGCCCTGTGCATGTCACCCTCCCATTGTGACTCCTCTACTGCATCCATTAACCTCTGCCGTTCTTCTGACAGAGGTGTAATGTGTTTTAGATTGTATTGATTGCTTGGCATGTTCATTGGTTTGCAGCCTTTTGTATGTCCCACATTGTACAGTTTAGGGGTGTTGCAGTAGCTATGCCATCATTAGAGACAGCATAGAGACTCTCTTTCTCGCCAAGATTACCTATCTGATATTTAATAGCTTTGGCTGCATCAGCACAGTTATCATAGTTAACCTTGTAACCTTCATAATTGTCTACACTTTGATATAAAACTTTAATAGTCATTGGTAGTGTCTCCTCATTTAGTGTCGGATTATCCGACGTTATCAACTATTACTTTACGCCACCAACACAGTTACGGCGCATAGTCCAACTAATGTTAATCTCTCCATCAGGATATGAAGTATATGCTTTCTCTAAGGCATCAACAGTCTCAAGTACTGTTTTCACCTTATCAGCCTCAGTCAGATCATCTGTATAATCAAAGTGCAAAGGTACTACAGCAATAGTCTCCTCCCAATTGTCATACTTGTAGTAATGCTCAGAGCCATCAGCGTGTACTGTAGGGGATTGTGTATAGCCGTGCTTGTTAGGCTTGGCAGGTTTATCAATCTCAGTACGTCCATAGCAACTCTCAGTCACAGTAATGACTGCGTCGTGGAACGAGTAGGTCTGTATCTTGTACAGCATATCGTGTTGCATCTTGGTTCCCATTGGTAGTCTCCTTCTGTGTGTTAGCTGCCATGACAGCGATTGCAAAGCCACGAGGTGTGGCACTTCTGATGTTCTTAGTCTTAGCAGACTTGCCGCCTAACTTCAAGTGCTGTCGGCTGTGACCTGTCTCAGGCTCAACAGGAACCTTGGGGGGCATCACAAAGCCATTGCCTGTCCATAGGCAAGTCTTCTTAGGGTAGGCGTCACGGTCTGCAATGTAGTCAGGCCAACGTGGATGCCGTGCATCATCCTTGGCAATGTAGCCACCATACTCATAAGGGTGAAACGTATGGTCAGGCTTGCGCCACTTGGTAGCCAATACAGATACAGGGTTCTCAATAAAGTAGGGGCAACCAAGATCATCAAACAGACCAGCACAATCAATGGCGTGTTGTGCAGCCCTCTGTTGAAACAATGGGTCAGCCTCTGCCTTCTTCTTGAACCACGCTGCACCTGATACAGCCAGATCAGTACAAACAGGAAAGGCCATACCAAATGCTACTTTGCGACCATTGAAACGAAAGAACAGATCTTGGTGGGTACTAAACTCATGTAGGTCTAAGCCTTCATAGCGTATAAACCCACCGTTTGCGTAGCCTTCAACTTTTGTATCCAAGTGTTGAATGTCAAATGCGTAACAGGCGTACCCTGCCTCTGCCCAAGGCTTGAGAGCTTCGCCTGTGTAGTCGTACAGACTGATAACTATTTGTTTCATCACGCTGCCTCAATCATGCTGAACGGTACGTTGTAGATAGAGCCACGCATACGCACCTGTGCTTTCTTCTGGTTGATCTTCTCAATGATACCTGCAGTACGCTTGGTCTTTTGTACTACCCAAACGTCCTGACCTACCTTGAGGCTAGTCCTACCCTTGAGGGTCTTTAGCTCATGAGCCAAGTCAATAATATCATTAAGGTCAGCAGTGTCTAATGCAAGCATAGCTTGTCTGATGTCAGTCAATTCCATGATGTAGTCTCCTATTAAAGAATGTCCCTGCCACCTGTATAGCAGCAGGGGTAGCCAAAGTCAACAATCAGCCAGCGAAGTGACGTACACGGCGGCTGGTAGTACGGTTAGCTTTCTTCTCAAGGTAAATGGTACGCTTGAAGAAGTGAAGCGCAATCATGCTGTTGAGAGCTTGGAACTTAATACCACGGCTCTTGAACTTGCGGCGACGGGTCAAACCCTTGAGGCCTAGAAGGTTGAAACGGCACCCGTAAGTGCTGTCATTGAGGGGCTTAGTGGCGATACATGCAAACATGATATGTCTCCTATAGGTTTGCTTAGTTAGTGTCGGATTATCCGACGTTAAGAATAGTCACCCTCGTAAGGGTCATAGTAGTCAGACGGAAAGGTAGGAACGTAGGGTTCCTGTGAATACCTATAACTCCAATCAGGGTACTTGTCAATCAAGTCACCAATCTCAGTGTCGGCAACGTTATATTCTACTACTTGGATGGTTCCACACTCATCCCAAAAAATAGCTTCAAGCATTAGCTCTCTCCTCATTGAAGGTAGATATGTAAGGCTTACCTCTGCGAAGTTCAAGATAAGCTATGTCACTGTTATACAAAGGCTCATCGTCCTTGTCAACAAAGGTAGCAGCCTTGTATGGGTTATACTTGGCAACGTTACCTACATAATTGTCTACAGGTACTTGCTCTATAAGCTCACCCCTAGCAAATGCGTGAACATTCTTTTTCTTATCACGCAATACCCTAGCACGACCCGCAGGTTGCACAACAAAAGATACATCCTTGAGCATGGCGTTGCATACATGTGCAATCACCTTGCCCTTGTGCCGCATAGAGAAAACTTTCTTATGCAAGTTAAAGTATATCTCAACTCTCATCGTCTATCCCCCCAAACAAAAACTTCCAACCCATAGGCGTCATACCTGTCATAATAAACTCTCTCTGACCAGCATCAATATTAGGGAAAGCGTTTTGTGCTAACTCTCCCCCCTCCCATGATACAATCTGTGCAGGTGTGACGTCAATATCCATTGAGACAGTGTTACCTGTCATAGGGTTTGTTCTGGTGATCTTCATGATTAGTCTCCATTTTAGTTGGTGTGATATTGTTATACCAGAAGCGGCTCTCCATGTCAAATAAAGTAAAACTTCTGGTGACTTCTCTTAACCATTTGCTACGCCAGAACTTGTCTGGACGCCTAGCGTAGCGGTCACGTTTATTTAGGTGAAGCATTAGCTGAACAACTCAGCCAATAGTTTATCATCCTCATCCTCCTCAATACCGTATTGCTCAAGGTACAGAGGGTGAGCATATACCCTAGTCAAACCCATAGTAGCCTCACGAATGTAGCTGTCACCCATGTCATATGATCCATACGTCATGTCAGTCTTTACAGCTACAAACCACCGAGCGTATTGGTTCTTAGCCTCATTGACAGGCAGGGAATACGTCTTAAGCAGACGCATTTCAGTCTCACCAAAGGGGCCGTAGCCCTTGAAGATGGCATAAGGTGTATCTGTCTTGCGGGACTTTCCAAGTAGGTTCTTTGCACGTGTCATAGTTTTATTCTCCTAAGATTTAGTGTCGGACAATCCGACGTTAAGTTAGTCATGCCCATCAATGAAACTGCTGAAACGCAAGGTATTGTCCACAGCATCAATATCTTCATACTTTTTTAAGCCATAGTTAGCAAGTAACCATTTAGCAAAATACTTTGCGTCATCATGAGATAAGTATTGTGTCAACTCATCCATCAACTCACCATAAAGTTTTTGTGTTTTGTTCATAAGTTTAATCCTTCCAATGTAGATTGCAACTCTTTTAGGGTTTCTCTCAACTGTGCCTCAGTTGTAGCACATCTTTTGTGATTGTCAAAGTCATCAACAATATTACCTGCCAACGCCCCAAGAGAATCAGCCAAGTGGCTAACCTCATGCAACTTGTCCCGCATATGCAAGGCTTGATCCCAAGTGTCAAACATTTTTATACCTCTTTATATACTAGGTCACAATCGTCAGCCAAGTCAATTAAGTATGGCTCAACTACGTTATACCAATCAGCATCATTGATGTAAAATCCATCACTGTGATCATCATGAATAAGCTGTAACTTGTACAATAATTGTTGTTGTTCCAAATCCAAAGCCTCAACACCCATAGATGCAGCAACAGCGTTAAGCACAGGTTGAACCCCACAAGTTTTACCCAATGTTGAAAACTCTAAAACACCTTTGCCCTCAAAGGTATGCTTGTAGTGTTCATCATCAATAAATGCACCCACGATGCACTTGTTACCCTCATGCCCACGATACGCACAGTCTGAACCACCGTATTCTGAGGGTGTAGACATAGAAGGCTTTTCCATTTGAGCAAAGTGAGCCACGGCTTTATCAAACATTTCTTGAAGTGTCATAGTATTAGTCTCCGTATATTTAGTGTCGGATTATCCGACGTTAAACTTGATCGTTCAGTACGCCCTGTTAGTAATACACAAGGCGCACTCAATAGTCAAGTTAGTGCAAGGGATAGCTGATATTCTCTACTGTCTTAGACCAACACGCACGGCAATCACCACAATGTCCTAAGTCAATACCACTATCTTTTTTAGCTTGTGGTTTAAGCTTTTTAAAAGCCTTGTATTCATCAATAGATAACACTCTGGCATCACCATTAGTACGGTATGCATCACATTCTTTGCCGTGTACTACAGCACCCTTAGAATGCACAGTAGACGTATTGAAATGGCCTTTCATTGGCGCGTCATCAATCATGGTAGCACTGACACGGATACACAAATTACTAGGCTCAGGGCCGTACTCTTTACGATAAAGCTTCACAATTTTAGCTTCTCTTGTGGGTAGCCAATGGTCATGATCTGGCGTTAACTCACAAGCCAAACAAATAGCGTGTAACATGGCAACGCTTTGCAAATCACCGCTATCAAACCATCTGTGATGATTAACGCCAATCTTTTTAGACTGATGCACAATCTGAAATGCAACCTGTTTTGCCCACAGTGTAGGATTATTCTCAATCATTTTAACAGCTTTGATAAGGTTAGCAGTCCAACCTTGATCTACACTAGGACGCAAGTTTTGAAGCTTTAAGGCATAGCAACGATTACACGTTGAACCCTTGATATTTACAAGCTTACCACCAACACCACAATGCTTTGCACTAATTGCAAAAGTAGTAGATGGCATTTTTGTATTGCCTAAGCTAATTTTGCCAGCCTCTTGAGAAGCTTTAAGCGTCATTTTAGTTTGCATTTTAGTCTCCATATTTAGTGTCGGATTATCCGACGTTAACGGGTCAATCAATTTAGCCCATGACTAGCCCTACACCTTGATAGCATAGGACTAGGCAAAAGTCAAATCAAGTCAAACGGTTACGCAATTCGTCACTATAGGTGCAAGCTTGATCAATGTAATACCCCTCTTTATCTGTATTGTGTGAACGCATAGCAGCAGCAGCATTGCGACAGTCTGCTATAATGTGACGCAAAGCGCGTACGTCACAAGTTTTGGCGTGATCTTCCCACTTAGACCAGTCAGACTGTATTGTATAATCAGGTCTCATTTACCTACTCCCGACAAGTGACCACCAAAGGCAATAAAGCATTCATCTTCACTGCCATGAAATACGAAATTACCATTGCACAAAAGCGACCAACTCGCAGGGTAAAACTTGTTTTGCTCAATAGTAAAACCGTGTGGTAATTTATAATGGTTTATCTCATTAGCAAAAGCTTGCCATTTGTTAGCTTGTGTTTTTGCTTTCCTGCATATCTTGCCAAACTCAGTCATTCTTTTAGTCTCCTACAAATAGTGTCGGATAATCCGACGTTAACGATGCCTTGCAATATGTATAGCATAGGGTGCAGCTTATGTCAAACCAGACGGCATCCCATTACTATCATGCGTATGTGCGCGTGTGTGAGGGAATGTTTCACGTGAAACAATAGGCACAAAAAAGCCCTGCAAACCGTGAAGCTTGCAGGGCGTGATTAGTGTCTTAATATACAGCACGATTAAACGCGCTTCTAAACCGTCTATATGCGGCGATATGGATATTCCAATCAACGTCATTTTCGCCAAGATGCAATGCATCTAGTATATCTTCGACCTGATTACGTAAACAATCGCCATAGGCATTGTCGCCTAAAGACATGCCAATTTCTTTGCGAAACTCAGCGCCGCTTTTGGCGACACGTAAAGCTGTTAAGATTAATTGAAAATTCGTCATTTTAGTCTCCTGAAAGTTAAGGTTAAGCCCTGCAAACCGTGAAGCTTGCAGGGCGTGATTAGTGTCGGATTATCCGACATTATTTCTTGGCGGTCTTTTCAAGTGTATTCTTGAGCGTCAAAAGTACATCGGCAATTTTGATGTTGTGCTTTGCCGCTGTTGCCAGTGCATTGTCTACAATGCTTTGCGCCGATACGGTTTCAGTTTTCTTGCTTGTCGCGCTTGTCGCTGGTCCTTGCTTTGATGGTTTCTTTTGTGCGGCTTTGATTGCCTTCTTACACTTTGATACGCCCATTGCATCAAGGCTGTCGGTGTTATCCATCTTTGTGACTACAGCCCAATTTTTGGCAATCAAGATAGCGTCACTAACATCTTGCTTTGACATGAAACCGATTGAGCTGGTTTCGCGATATGTTGCAAAGCTTGCTTCGCCCCGTGCCTTGATATCGCCGCCTGCAGCGATCCAATTCTTGCGTATCTCAATCAAGTTATCGCCAATAGTTTTCCAATAGGACAAGCCAGTCTTTGCGTTTTCTGCAAGCTTTTCAGTGTTATCAATTACCGTCGAGAATAGTGGACCGTTCAAGCTTGTAAGGTCTGGCTTTTCAGTCTTTGCCTTACTCTCTTTTGCCGTTGTTTTGATGTTAACGACCTTGGTGTTGGTCTTTGTTGCGGTCTTTGAAGTTTTCTTTGTTGCGGTCTTTGTTGCGGTCTTTGCCATTTGATTAGTCTCCGATAAGTTAAGGTTAAACGCCCATAGCTAGCGCATGAATAAGCTTAAATACTATTATTCAGGTATTGTCCAGATAATAATTCACATTTGATGAAATTAAATTAGTGTCGGATTGTCCGACGTTATTTGATTGGCGTGTATCGTGTCGGTGTTGTTTCTTTTGAGGTGTACTTTTTTGAGCCATTATAAGGAATAGCTTTTGATCTGTTGAATTGTACACAAATTTTCAGTTTCTCTTTCACTTGGTCAAAGTATAGCGAAAACAGCCTATTTTGGCATTATATTAATAGATAATCAGTAATAATATTGAGCAATAACAATGCTTTACACTGGAAAACCCCTGCACAATGATAGAACCACCCTCAAAAGCACCCTCTGCGACGGCCACCCCCCACCCGTACCGTACGTATATATGTACTCTGCAACACACGGGGTTTCACAATAGCACAACCTTAAGTATAACCCTAAAGAAATACGTTATAAGCTTGACCTTGGCTGCATATATGTGGTACAATGCAAATTGTTTCACGTGAAACATTCGTGGAACACAAGTAATACATGCGTTTGCATGTAATGTATACCTTAAAGTTCCGAATAGTGGAACTACTACGCTATTATTGTGCTTTTTATGCAACACTCTTAAAGAAAAACACTTAGCTAGGGTATTTTTGGGGTTGACATGGGGTGTTATTTGTGTAAAACTACGGTAGTAGGTAGTAAGTTAAACTTTAAAGTTTCAATTAAATGTTGAAATAAAAAAACACTTAACTAAAAGCTTCGCGTTAAGAAAAGTCTAACATAAAAGTTTAACTATAGCTAACTATTTTTTATTATTTGTATTAGTTACAACAAAACACTTGACTTAAAGTTTAACATAAGTAAAACTATATGAAACAAACTCATCAAAATCAAGACTCTGTACTAGAAA